CCTAGAGGCGGTTATTAGCGCTCCTGCGAGGCGCCGATGTAGTCGACCGACAGCACCTTCGCGGCGGCTTCGCCGTTCTGGATGCCGAAGGACAGGGCAAGCTCCTCGTCGTCCGGCGCGGTCGTGACGGCGATCGAGCCGACACGCGAGCCGTTGACGTAGGCGCTGATGCGATCGCCGCCGTCGTAGTAGAACTCGAGCACGACATAGGTGTCGTTCGCGAGCGTGGCGACGGCAAGCGTGGTCTCGGTGCTGTCCTTCTCGGCCACGAGGTAGAGGGTGGTCGAGCCATCCAGCTTGCGGAAGTAGATGCCGTCCGACAGACCGCCGACCGGATCGGTGTCCGTGATGTAGAGGCCCGCGAAGAAGTCGCACTGCGTGGCGTCCGACAGCTTGCCGCGGAACACGAACTGCAGCTTCTTGCCGCTGACGAACTTGAACGTCTCCGCGACGGCGCCCTTGTTGCCCGCCCACTGGAAGAAGTCTTTGTCGTCGTCAGCCGCGTCGTTGGTGACGACGAGGACACCGCCGGCGAGGTTGCCGACAGCTTCGGTGGCGTCACCGGCGCCCGCTTCCGTGGTGGTGATCACCCAGTCGGCGGCCACATAGTCGTGGAAGTCGGTGAACAGGGTCGAGAAATCGCTGCGAGCGCGGTTCCAGTCGAACTTGCGAAACGTAGTCATGATGGTCTCCCGTGGGTCTTGGTAGGCTCTCGGCCTAGCAGATGTCTGGGGTTGAACTCCGTCCCGTGAACCGTTCCCGGGCCGGTTTCGCCGCCAGCCTTAGCCGACGGCGATCGGTGAACCAGCGGCCTTAGCCGTTGGTGATCAGCAGCGCCATCGGGAGCTGCTTGCGCTCCGGGTAGACGCGGTCCCAGTTGGCGGCGAGCATCAGCTCGGCGTTGGTCGGGAACTCGCCGCCGACCGTGTTCTCGGTCCACTTCACGCCGTAGGGGTGGATCGCGAACTGGCGACGGGTCCACAGCGTCTCCATGCCCGCACCGCCGCCGGCTTCCGGCTTGCTGGCGATCTCCGAGGGCTTGGCGACCGGGCTCTCGGCCCAGCCGATGGCATTCTGGCCGAACATGTAGGTGTGGTAGAGCAGCTGGTTGCTGCCCTGCACGACCGGGCACTGATCGGACACCTGCACACGCCAGTCCATGAAGTAGTCATGCCACGTCTTGCCCTCGCTGTCGGGGCGGAACGTGATCAGGTCGTTCTTCGCGAGACGGGTGTGCACGACGGAGTGCATGACGATCAGCTTCAGGTCACGCTTGGCGTCGCCGAGCGTCTGGGCGGCGTCCATCACCGCTTCGGCGCTGAAGAGGTTCGTCGACGCCGGGGTGCCGCCCGTGTCCATCGAGATGTCCTCGACCATGTCGCCGCTGTCGTTGGCGATGTTGTCGGCGAACACGCCGCGGACGGACACGATGGCGTTCTTGTCGAACTGGCGCCCCCAGTAGGAGGCCGACCGCTCGCTGATGCGGCGCATCGGGTCGGAGCCGGCCAGCTCCTGCACGAGGTTCATGGACGACCAGCCGCGGGTACGGAACTGGCGACGCGCCTGATCCTTGCCCGAACCGATCTTCCCCGGCACCGCGATGTCGTCCGGGTCGTCAGACGCGGTGTCGCTCTCGGTGTCGTCAAGGTCCTTCCAGAACGGGACCTGAAAGATGATACCGCCGCCGGCCAGCTTGCGGGCGAGATCGGCATCCGACCGGAACACTCCGGTCTGGTAGAACGCCGACTGGTAGACGGTGTTCTTGAACATGTAGTTGTCCCACACGTCGGGCGTGTAGACGTCGGAGAGGCGAACCTCGGACATTGTAGTCGTTCCTTAATCCCTGAGCCCGAAATCCGCGGGCTTCTTGCCGGCGGCGTAAATCAGGCTGATGGCCCTGTCGCGGTCGGATTTGATCATGACCGACTGCGCCGTCATGTTGAAGTGCTCACCATCCGAGAACGGATTGTTGAGCTGGTCGGCCTTCCCCTTGAGGATGTTGTCCTCGGCAAAGATGGCCTGCCCCGCCTTCGCGAACATGACTGCAAGCGGCTCCGACAGGATTTCCTTGTTCGGGCCGATGAACCCGGCACGCTGCATCTCTGCAAGCGCCGCGGGTCCGCCGGCCAGATTGATGAACCTGTCGGCAAGCTCGAGGTTCGCCCGGGCCGTCTGGCCGTCGAGAGGACCCCACAGCTTCACGAGCTTGTCGGTCTCCGCTTTGGCCCGCTCGACGGTCTGCGCCATCTGCTCCTCGCCGGACGTCTTGAACTCGCCCAGCATCTCAGACGCGAACCAGTCGTGCAGCCCAGCGGCCTGCTCCTGCGACAAGCCCATCTTGTGGGCCGCATCGCGGAAACGCCCGGCGCGCTCGGCGTCGTAGGGCATCTCCTCGGGCAGGTCCTTCGGGACCTTGAACTCGTATCCGCTGGCCTCGGCAGGGCGCCCGAGCTTGTTCAGAAACTCGTTGCGCTCTTCCTCGGTCGCATTCTTGCCCGGGACACGGATAGCGTTTCCGAGCAGTTTGGCCTGATCGTGCGCGAGCTTCGCAGCCGCAAGCGGGTCCTTGACCTCGCGCTTCTTGAGCCATTCGCGGGTGTCTTCGGGGAGGTCCGCGAAAGGGTCTGCCGGCGGCTGGGCTTTAGACCGTTCATCCGCCCCGCCATCGCCGTTACCGCCGTTCTGGGTGTCCTTGTCGACAACCTTCTCGGTGTCCGCGGCGAGCGGGTCGATCGGGTTGTCCAAGGGTCCGTTTTCGTCGGCCATAATTCACTCCTGTGTGTACAACGGCGTCGTCGCCGTCAAGGCCCGCTGCAGGTCCGCTATGCGGTCCATCGGCAGGTTGAGCATGAACATGATACGCGCGAACACCGAGCGGGCGCCGGCGTCATAAGCCATTTCCGTGCCGCTGGAGCCGCGCTCGGAAACGTGGAAGTAGCCGCTGTGCAGTGCGAGGTCGACGAAGATCAGCTCGGCGTCCTCGCGCGACGCGGCGCCCCGCATGAAGGCCGCGTAGGCTTCCATAAGCCGGGCGTCCCGGGTCAGGTCGTTGCGCGGCACATCGCGCGCCAGCACGTCGTCGATCGTGGCAAAGCTCACTGACGGGCTCCGGCGTTGGCGCCGCGCTGCGCGGCGTTGGCGATCATCGGGGCGTTGTTAAGCAGGCGCTGCAGGCGCCCGGAGCCGGCCAGCGCGTCGACGCCGGCGGTCAGGGCCGCGCCGCCCTCGCCGATGGCACGGGCAGCTTCGCCGCCGCGCTGCATCGTCTCCATGGCCGCGGCCGCCTGCATGGTGTTGGTGTTGGCGTCACGATCGGCCTGCGCCAGCTCGCGGCTGCGCAGGACCTTGACCGGCGCGCCGAGGACGTCCTGCGCGGTCTCCAGCATCTCGTCGATGTCGAGGCGCGACGAGACGGAGCCCGGCACCATCTCCTCCAGCGGCGCAGCGAACTCGACGAGGCGAGACATGCCGACGACCTTGTTAACCCGGCGCAGACGGTCCATCGGCGAATTGAACGTCGGCGCGATCTGGCGCCCGACGAGGCTTTCCGGCATCGCGAGCGGGCTGCCCTCATCGAAGGCGCCCTTGCGCGACAGAACGCCCACCTCGCGGTCGACCATCATGGACAGGCCGCCGTTCAGCGAGATGCCGACCGGGCCCAGCAGCTCGCCCTTCTCCTGCGCCCGCAGCAGCGCTTGCGTCGCCGTCTCGTCGACGTTCTGCAGGATCGCCTGCCACAGGTTCAGATACAGCATTTCGCGGACGCTGTTGCGCCGCGCTTCCATGACCGCCTGTGCGAAGTCCGGGCGCACGCCGCTGTTCATCGCGGCGAACAGCGGCTTGCCGTCCGGCGTGACGAGGCCGGGGTTGACGACGCCCGGGTTCAGGTTGAGGCGGGTGAAGTTCTTGCCGGCCGTGGCGTACGCCGGGCGGATCGCGGACTGGATCGCGATCAGCTCGTTCTTCGCCATCTCCTGCAGCGACTTCACCTCGCCCATGGCGTACGCGATCGGCCCCTCGCAGAACGGGCGGGCGCCGGTGTCGGCCCACGCATAGCGGTGGAACGGGAACTCGTAGAAGCCGCCCTCGCCAATGTGGTGCGTGTCGTCGGGCAGGCAGAAATGCGACTGGAAGGCTGAGCCGCGGACGCCGAACTTGTTCCGCTGCATGTCGTCGCGCGGTTTCACGGCGTGCAGGACGCGGACCGTCTGGTACTTCTTCTGCGGGTCGTTCGCCATCTCGATGATGCGCTGCGGCAACGTCGCGTTCGGCATATTCTGCCACTTCGTCGCCACCTGCAGCGCCGACCAGCGGAACACGCGGAACATGCGATTGAGCCGCCCGTCCGGCCCGACGGACGGATAGCATTCGATGATCGGCGCGTACTCGTAGCGGTACGGCTGACGAGCGCCGGCGCCGTCGATCTGTTCGATGAACATGAAGCCGTCGCCGAAGGCGCACATGGACTTCAGCGCCGCCCGGTGCGCGCCCCAGAAATTCGACTTCGGGTTCGAGCGCAAGGCGAAGAGGTAGTTGGTCAGGCGCTCGAGCGACGCCTTCTCTTCGTAGCTGGGCTCCTCACCGAACAGGCTGTCGAGGCTGAGCGTGTGCCACGTATCGGTCTCGGGCGTCTTCAGCGACAGGAGGCCGGCGGTCAGCCGTTCGATGCCCCACAGCGACGTCATGTCGTAGAGGTCTTTCGACTTGTCGGCTGACACCGGCGTGCCGACGACGCTGGCCACGGCCGCGTCGGCGTTGTTCGACAGCAGACGGTCGAAGCCCTCGGTCTGCGGCAGGACGTAGTTGGCGATGTTGCGCCAGTACTTCTCCCACGGCAGTCGGTCGTTCGAGAGCCCGGTCCACTCGTCGATCAGGTCCTTGACGATCATCGGCCGCCCAGCTTCGCCAGCTTGCGCGCGTTCGAGCCGTATTCGCTGTCGCCGAGCGGGCTCGTGTTGATGTTGCCGTAGACACCCTGCTGCATCGAGGCTCGGCGGATGCTGTCCTGCACGAGCGACGCGTTGACGTCCTTCTGCGGGGCGGAGCGAACTGCGGGCGGTTTCGGGGTCTTGAAGCACATGGCGCTGGTCACCAGAAGAGCACGGCGGCGACGCCGCCAAGGTAGGAAATGACGGACAGGGCCCACATTGCCATCTGCGCCGGCGGAGTGTGCGGCGTCACCCGCTCCTCCTCGATGATCTGGAAGGCATACGCCGCCCCCGCACTGAGCCCGACGCAGACCGCTGCTGCTGCGCTGCCGGAGAGGATAGCGGCAACGAGCAGAGCGGCGAACGCGGCAAGGGCATAGGCGAGGGCGGCGATAAGGCCGATCATGGGGATGCCTCGGGGTTGGCCACGGCTACGTTCTGCGCAGAAACGCGTCGCGTGTCCAGCGAAAAACGTAGAACAGCTCGCCGTTCTTTCCATAAGGAAAACAAGGGTCTACTCGCACTGCACCTGTGGAGTGCATCCAGCGGTGAGCTGCTTCGTGGGCAGCGTGCGATCGCGCCTCCAGCGTATGCACGCCGGATGCCTTTAGCTCGTCGGCATACTCTCCGGTCATGAACCGCGTTACCGCCGGGATGGCGCGCCGGGCGCGCCTCGTACCGAGCGCCCAGACGCCGCGGCACCCGGGCGTCATGAAGTTCGTGCCGAACACCGCAATAGGCTGCCCGTCGTCGAGCGCGGTGAAAGCGTCGCCGGCCATGAGCAGCCCATAGGCAACCTCGTGCATTCGCGCGCCGTCCGGCAGCTGGCACCGCAGCTCGATGTCGTCCATCGGGCGCAGGTTCGCCAGCACGAAGCTGACATCGCGCAGCGTGGCCGGCGCGATCTGGATCACCAGCGCATGGCCCTCGCGATGGCATCGGCGACCGCGCTCGACAGCGCCACATAGGTCACGATGCCGACAACCGCTCCGCCGGCCAGCCCGCCGATCACCAGCGTCAGGATAAGCACCCACGCGTCCATCAGTTCTCTCCGTCCTCGTAGAGCATCATCACGGCGATACCCAACGCCGCCACGATGCAGAATACCGTCACCAGATCGCTCACGGCTACCACCCCCTCAGCGGGTCGTCCAACTCGACAGGCTGCCCGAGCACGGCCTCCGGGTCGCGGCCGTTCAGGCGCTCGACGAAATCCATCACGCCGCCGCGGCGCCGGCGCTGCCCCGGTCGGGTGAGGGCTAGATCGCGAAGATGCCACGCACCGATGACGCCATCCGCTTCGTCTGTCGACGACCCCAGCCGGGCGCGCAGGTCGTCCTTGCTCTCGATGTACATGAGCTTGCCCTGCGGCTTCCAGTGCGGAGCGCACAGCTGCGCTCGCAACCTCGTGCTCGGTGGCAGCGCGATCAGGAACAGGCTGTCCGGGTTCAGCGCCTCGCGGAACTCCCACCACATTTCGGTGCGGACGTTGGCGTACTTGAAGCGCAGATCGGGTGTCCGCCCGTTCGAACCGTGCGACGACACGACCAGCTCGCAATCGATGTTGTGGTGCGACTTCAGCGTCCGCATCGTGTCGCCGGCCCAGCCACCGGTTCCGTCCAGCCCGACGACCGAGTTGTCGCGCCGGCCGGCGAGGATCAGCGCAGCGACAGCCGGTCCGTCCGGCGTCGCGCTGCCGGGTTTTGCCAGCAGCTCGCCGAAATAGTCCTCGGTGTACAGGTCGGCGATGAGGGTCGTGTCCATGCCGCCCTGCGCGATGTCCGCGAAGCGCACGAGCTGCTGCGGCAGCGGCTCGCCGATCCGCTTGCGGTGTTCGAACTCCGCGCGACGCTCGGCCCAGCGCTGCTGAGCCAGCAGCACCCACTGCGTCGGGATCACCTGATACGGATGGTCTTCACCGCGCACGGTGAAGTCGCCGAGCAGCAGCATCGAGCGCAGCGGCTCGGCCGTGCCGGACAGCTTCTCGGCGTATCCCGTCCCCTTCAGGAAGATGTTGTCCTTCAGCAGCGACTTGATGAAGGTGCGCGATCGGGCCGCGGTGACGACGCCGTTGTCGATATCGTCCTGCGTCGCCCCTTCGACCAGCTCGCCCGTCGCTAGGTCGTAGCAGCCGGGCCCGTCGACCCAGATCGTCACAAGCCTGTCGCCCTCGGCGATCATGTAGCACCAGCGCAGCTCGCCGGACGCGGCCGGGATGGGGAACAGCGGATCGAGCCACGGCGCGAACCAGCGCAGCAGCCAGTCGCCGACGCCGGTGTCGACCATGACGCCGTCCCTGATTTCCGGCATCGGCGGGTTCGTGGCGAACACGATCCGCTTGCGCTGCTTCGGGTCGGTCGAGCGTAGCCAACGGATGACGAACTCGACCTTCAGCTCGTCGAGCTGCGCCGCCTCGTCGAAGCCGATGAGGTCGTGCGGTCGGCCCATCCATGCGCGCTCGGAGCCGGGCTTCTCCAGATGGCCACCCTCAATCAGGCGGACGTCTGCCGTGCGCAGCTTCTTCTTGTTGCTGTCGTTCGACACGGCGATCGGCGCCGCGACCTCAAGCAGCCGCTCCCAAAGACCGTCAAGGTCCTTCGACTGGGATCGGAAGATCAGGCTGCGCTGGTGCGCCGTGGTCGCCAGCCCGATGAGCAGGTCGGTCTTGCCGCCGCCGGCCGAGCCCCCGTACAGCGTTTCATCGGCCTCGGTGAAGTAGGCCTCGGTCTGCGGTCCGGGCTGGGGCGTCCACACCTTGGCGACGGGCTTCAGCTTCTCCTTCAGCTCGTCGATAGCCTTGGCAGGCATCGAGCGGAGGAGCGCTTCCAGCGCCTCGAGCGTCGGCAGCTGGGCGGCAGCAGTCATTGGTAGGCCTGCGGCGCCTCGAGCGTCGGCAGCTGGGCGGCAGCAGTCATTGGTAGGCCTGCGGCGCCTCGTGCTGGCGCTGCGGCACGCGGCGGCCCGGCAGAACGCGCTTGACCCGAGCATAGGTGACAACGGCGCCGCTCTCCGGCTCCAGCGCCATGGTGAAGACGTCGAACTCGAGCCCGAAGCGCCGCTCCTGCCGCAGCCAGTACTCCTTCGCCCGCTGCACCCACATGGTGTCGTAGGCCGACACGGGGCGGATCAGCCAGCGCCACGCGCGCCGGCGTATCTGGCCCGGGAACGCTGGCCCCTTCAGCGCCTCGTAGGTGTCACTCCCCTGCATCGCCCGGAGCCTTCCCTGCCTGTTGCATCAGCGACAGCACCTGCATGGCCAGCTCGCGGAAATTGACCTCGCCGGTCGTCTTCACGTCAGCCTGCAGGTTCACGTCGAGCTTGTCCGACCACGCACTGCGGCGGCGGTTCGACAGCCACTTGGCCGCGGCGCCCGGATCGGGCGGTACGTGTTCGATCACCGTCATCCGCGTGCCGTTGGCGAAGACCTTCTCCGCCGGATAGCTGTAGCCGATCGCGCGCTGGTAGAGCGAGGCCTCGACACGATCGTCGACCTGCTCTCTGCCGCGCTTGAATGCTTCCATTAATTCAGGGTGTTGGGTCATCCACAGGCTGACCGTGGACATTGGCACGTCAAGCGCAAAAGCGATCTCCGGCCCCGTGGCGCCGCCCTGCAGCATCAGCTTGATCGCGCGCAGCAGCTCGTCCGTGTAGTCGGTCGGACGCCCACGGTTGCAGGTATACCCTGCGCCGCGTGCGCGCTTTCGCTTTGTCGATGCGCGGTTCAGCGGCGCATCGAGGTCCGGGCCGCGCGTGCGGGCTTCTCGGGATCGGCTCATCGAATGTGCGCCCATGTTTTACCTTGCCGAACCATGTACACCGCCGCGCGTGAAACGCCAAATTTAGCCGCCAGCTCAGCCGGGTGCGCGGTCGAGCGCTTGATCTCTCTAGCGTTCGCCTCCGTCAGCTTGGCGCTAACCATTGTTCCATCCCTATGTTTATCCAACATGTTCTCTCTTGGCGTCGCCCAGCGCAGGTGAACCGGGTTAAGGCACCCAGCGGCGCCTCCGCGGCACGAATGCGCAGCCTCGTGATACTCGCTGGGAGCGGGGCCATGCGCCATCTCGCACATGTACCGAGCGGCGGTGCGGCACCGCCCGCCTACGTGCACAGAGCGG